AATGGTTCATTTACATTTACTACTAATGAAACATTAACTCTTTATCCATCAAACGGTGTATTTTCGGCTGCAAATGTTGCAATCTATGAAGGAATTATAATACAAGATACATTTGTATATGATACATCCGTAGAATTTCAACGATTTATATTTTCAAATGAAAATATTGATACTGATTCAATAATAACTTATGTTACAGAAGATATTAGTAATACTGCATTATATTTAAAAGCAACAAATTTATACGGATTAAAAGCAAATTCACAAGTATATTTTGTTCAAGCAACAGAAAATACAAAATATGAACTTGTTTTTGGTGATGGCATATTTGGTAGAAAACTAAAAGATGGAGCAATAATTACAGTAAGTTATCGTGTAACTTCAGGTAATAATGCTAATAAATGTACATCATTTATTTTAGATGATAATCTTGGCGCTAAAAATAATTATGGTTCAGCAATTATACCATCTATTACTACAGTATCCTCATCATATGGCGGCGCCGAAGCTGAAAGTATTGAAGAAATTAGATACAGAGCACCAAGAAATTTTCAGACACAAGAAAGAGCAATAACTACTGATGATTTTAAAAATTTAGTTTTACAAAATTATCAAGATATCAAAACTGTTCACGTATATGGTGGTGAAACAATTTCTGGTACACCAACATTTGGCAAAGTGTATATAGCGCCAGCAACTTTTACTGGTGAATTTCTATCCGATGCTGAAAAATCAGATGTTGAGTCTTATCTTTCTGATAAATGTACATTAGGAATAACACCTATAGTTGTTAATCCCGATTATCTTTACATTATGCCAGAAGTAGTAGCAAAGTATAATGCTAATCAAACTACAGCATCTCCTACTGATATATCAACATCTATAAAAACATCTATAATAAATTTTAATCAAGAACAACTAAACGATTTCAATAAGGAATTTAGATTTTCTAGATTTGAAACAGCTATAAATGCTGCCGATACTAGTATTTCTAGTAATGAAAGTAAAATAACTTTAAAAAAATCTGTTAATATAGTTGAAAATACATCTGTGTTTATATCTGTAAATTTTAGAAATCCAATATCTCCAGGTTCCTTATTTTCCAGTGATTTCATTTCAAATGGAAGAAGATATGTCTATACAGATTATAATCCAAATGCAAATACATTTCAAGTAAAACAGACTGATGGTGATCTCACAGTTATTAATCAATCTAACTTGATTTATTTAAAAGACATTACTACACCAGGTATTGAAACTTTTCAATCTGCAGGCACAATTGATTATAATAATGGTTTGATTTCTCTTAATCAAATAAAAATCTTTCAAGCTGTAAATTCATTGATTTCATTTTATTGCAGACCTTTGTATTTTGATGTGTCATCAAGTAAAAATGATGTGATTACAATTGATATATCTAACTTAGATATCACTGTAAAGTCTCTATAATGAGTATAGAAAAATACATATCCCCATTTATAGCCACGCAATTCCCTTCTTTTTATCAAGAAGAGGGACCAAATTTTATAGCATTTGTAAAAGCTTATTACGAATGGATGGAATCTAGTGGTAAACCTATTAATGAAGCAAGATCATTACTTGAATATCTAGATATTGATACTACATCTGATACGTTCATCAAGAATTTTAAAAAGACTTTAATTGATTCTTTACCAGAAAATGTTGTTGCTGATAAACGACTATTAATGAAACATATTCTGGAATTGTATAGAGCAAAAGGCACAAAAAGAGCTTATGCCTTATTATTCAGAATGTTATATGGTGAAGATATTGACTTGTATATCCCAAGTGAATATATCTTCAAACCTTCTGATAATAGTTGGAAAATACCTACTTATATAGAAACAACAAGTCACCCAAAACTAGCATCTCTTATAGGTACAAAAATAAGAAATAATGCAGGCGCAACAGCAATTGTAGAATCTGTAGATAAAAAAATAGTCAATGGTAGAACTGTAAACATATTAACAATTACAAACTTAATTGATAAATTTAGAGTAGGTGATAGAATTTATCAATCTATTGCAAATAATGTAACATCTACTGATGGACCTTTTATAACAGGCTCTTTAAATGCTATTGGTATTACCAATGGTGGATCTGATTATAATATTGGTGATATACTAGATGTAATAGGTTCTGGTATTGAAGGCAAAGCAAAAGTAGCATCAGTAATAAATGATTTTACAGGTTCAATTAATTTTCTATTAGTTGATGGTGGTTCTGGATTTTCAACAAATGCTATAGTAACTGTAAAACAAACTTTAAATCTAGATATAATTGATACTACTGGTATATTGTCTATCGGTCAAAAACTTACAGATACAACAACAAATGCTAATGGAACAATAGTATTTGCTAATAGTTCATTAGTAAGAATAGTAGATAGAAGTTTAACTTTATCATTTGGTGACGGTAATCAAGTTACCACTGATAGTGGATCAGCTACAATTTTTAGACAAACTGGTGGTACTGGTTCTGGTGCATCATTTAAAGTTGGTGGCATTCGTGATAAAGAATTAGTAAATCTTAATACTGATGTAATTAGCAATTATTATAATGTTATTCTTGATCAAACCCCTAATACTTTAATGATATCTGTATCATCAGTTTCCGGCACTTTTGGTGTTGGAGAAACTGTTAATAGCACAGCAAATTCATTAATGCTTGAGGGTGTTATTATTTCATCTAATAATGTAGCTAATGGTGAATCCCTATCAAATACATCTCTTGGTATTTCTGGATTATACGTATATAGAGCTGACGTAAGTCATGTTTATGTTACATCATCAACGGATTCAAATCTAAATAATGCAAATATAGTAGCTGGTACAATATTAGTAAGTAATACATCATCTTCAGTATTACAATTAGTAACAACACCATCTAAACAAACAATAACTGGCAATGCCGTAATAGCAAGTGTTACCGGTAGTAATCTAAATATATCAAGTGTAAATGGGTATTTTGTACCATCAAAAACTATTACTTCTAATTCCGGCGCAACAGCAAATATATCATCTGTTACTAGATTGACAGATTGGCAATTTCCTAAAAGACCTTTAACTGCTACAAATCTTGATACTATCTTAGATTCAGCTTTAACATATCAAATATTTGAAATAGGAACTATTGATTATTTGAGTAGTATTAATCCTGGGTCACAATACACTTCAAAAGTTTATATTGATGTAATTGAGCCTGCCGTAGCTGCATTAAATACAACAGATGTTTATGGTAGAACTAAAGGTCATAATGCTACAATTGATTCAAAAATTGTAGGTGGTAATGGCATCATTACAGCGGTTGAAATAATCAATTCTGGTTATGGATATATAGATAATGAAATAACAATACTTCAAAGTACAAATAACCCGACTTTAGTTGAAGGATCTACAATAGTTGAACTTCCAGGTCGTGGACAAGGGCGTTGGTTAAATAGAAAGAGTTTTACTAGTGATGAAATGAAATTACAGGATAGCATGTTCTATCAAGATTTTTCATATCAAATTGTTGCTGAAAAAATGATGTCTACATATGAGAATATAGTTAGATCATTTGTTCACCCATCTGGCATAGCATTATACGGAAGATACAGATTGAATGATGAACTTATTGATGATGAGTCTACACTCGTCGAATCGTCTATAACTTAAAACGGTAAAGAAAAAATATGTCATCTTTGCTAACTATTAATCATCATATCAATGATGCAAATAACTATATACAAGATATTACTAGTGGTTCAAATACCCACTACGTATTTGCATCTAGACATTTTCCATGGGTAAATGCAAATGGCGTAAATGATGATTCTGCAGTACCAACTATTTCAGCTTCTGTAGCATCTACAGAATTAGATACATATAACGAGATATTATATGGTAAGCTTATTCAATCTTCTGATGTAAGTCATATGATAAGCAGATATGATTGGACTTCAAACACTACTTATGCTATGTATGATCAAAATGATTCAAATCTGTATAATAAACAATTTTTTGTTGTTACCACAAATGCAGGCGATCAATATAACGTATATAAATGCATATACAATAATGGAAATACTGCAAGTACTATAAAACCTGCTTTGCAAACTACTAAAGCTGTATTTGAGACTGGAGATGGATATGTATGGAAATACATGTTCACAGTGGATCCTACATCTAACACTAAATTTACAACAACAAATTTTATACCTGTTTCTGCTAATACACAAGTTCAAGGTAATACAATACCAGGCACTATTGATGTTATAAAAATTGCTAATGGCGGTACTGGCTATTCAGTTTCAGAAACTGGTCTAGTACAAGCTATACTAGATAGAAATAATATAAAGATATCATCAAATTCCTCTAGTTATAATAACTATTATACAAATTCTTCCATATATTTAAAAAGTGGATTTGGATCTGGTCAAGTAAGAGAAATTGCTAGTTATAATGGAACTTCAAAAGTAGCTACTATATCTGATCCAATTGATTTATATGTAAGATTTGATTTAGCAAATACATCGTTTATTTCAGGCGGTGGTGCTGTTGGTGAAAAAATTGAACAAATAATTGATGATATTAGTTTTATATACAAAGCTGGATATATCAGTTCTGGTGCTAATGTCATTCAATCAGATACCTCAGTATCAGGAACAGCAGATACCTCAAATTCATCATTTATATCAGTTTCAAGATTTGATAAAAACGTTGTATTTAATTCTAGTCTACCATTAAGATCATCAGAAGATACTGGATCAGCAACTGCTTCTATTAAAGCTAATATAAGTAATTCTGCCGCTCTTTCAACCGGTGTTGTTCTTACATCTGGGTCTGGATATACTGCTAATGCAACGGTAACCATAAGCAGCAATACTGGAGTTGGCGGTGCAGCTAATGCACAGGCTAATTCTACTGGTAAAATATCAGCAATCAATATTTCAAATACTGGTAGCGCATATTTTACAATTCCTACAGTAGCTGTAAGTGCACCAACTGCGCAAACATTTAATGCTAATACAAATGTAACTGCAGGCACTGGTGCTGGTTCAAACAATGTTATAGCACTTTATACTGCTAATGTATTTGTAACTGGTGATCAAATAGTATATGCTGTTGCAACTGGTAATACAGCAATTGGTGGATTGAGTAGCAATACAACATATTATGTTCAATTTGCTAATACAACTCACGTAGCTCTATCCCCAACATCAAATACTGCTGATGCTAATAGAATAGCTTTAACCAAAGGTTTAACTGAAACTGGTCACACTCTACAAGGTAAGACAGCTGCCGCAACAATATATCCAGGTGCTTATGTTGTTACAAATGCTACTGCAACTGCATTTACAAGTTCTTATTCCAATAATGATTTTATTAGAATAGGTGAGAATGCAAATACTAATATTCGTAGAATAATGACCGTGAATGCTACAACAATAACTGTAAATTATCCATACCCTAGTACATTAAGTAGCGCTAATACTTTTAAAATGATAATTGCAGGTGAACCTGCTTCTATTTCTACAACCTATGCAAATGCTGTCATTAGCAATAGTAATATAGATTCAAGAAAACTTATTATTACAAATACTAGTGTTATAGGCGCATCATTTATAATTGGTGAAAGAGTAGATTATGTAACTACTGCAAATGTGTCTCTCGGTGCAAACGGTACTGTAGCTTTCAGTAATGCTACAACAATATTCATATCTGGTGTTGCTGGATCAAATACTTGGGCTGCTGGACAACGAGTAAAAGGTGCATCATCACTATTAACGGCTGATATAGTAACAGTGGATACCAATCCTAATGTTACTGCAAAAAATCCAAACGGTACTTTTAATATAGGAAGAAAATTAGATTTTAGAGACGGCACTACAAATACAGGTATTGCTACTCTATCTGATTTAGTCAATCTTTCTCAAGGTATTCTTGACTATGAGATAGGACCTACAGTAAAAATAGTTGGTGATGGCAATGGAGCAATTGCTGTTGCATCCGTAAATACCTCAATAGGTACTAGCAATACAATTAATAAAATTACAGTTATAAATCCTGGCTCAAATTACACCGAAGCAAATGTCACTATATATGCTAATACTACTTACGGTAATAGCGCAGTAGCAAATGCTATTATTTCACCTCTACAAGGTCATGGTGCGGATCCTGTTCATGAATTAGGATCAAGATATGTTGGTGTTGATGTAAAATTTGATACTGCTACAAATGAATCATGGTATTTTCCAACTGAAATTACAGCAAGAAAATTTGGTATTATAAAAAATCCTCTTTTTGCTAATGTTAATTTTACACTTACAAATTTTGATAGAGTAAGATTAACTACTAACTCAATTAGTGGTTGGACCAATGGTGAAATTATAGTACAAAATACATCAAATGCTGCCGGTATAGTAACAACCAGCAATTCTACAACTATTGAACTTAAGAATGTTAAGGGCACATTTGTAACAAGTAATACAATATATGGTTATTCATCTGCATTAACTGGAAATGTTACCGCAGTATCAACCCTAAGATTTTTTGCAAATGATGTTGCTATACAAGAAAATGGTGCTAATGGCACAATTATTATTGGTACAAATACATCAAATACTGAAGTATACATGACAAATATTAGTGGTAAAATTACCAATGGATCAGTCATATATACATCCGCTAATGCATATGCAACTATTAATAGTATAAGCACTTCAGATAAGACAAAAAATCTTTCCACAACATTTGGTAAAAGATTTAATCAAACATCTAGAGTTACACTTGCATCAAATACTGGTTCTTATATAGATGATGAATATGTTACACAAACAGGAACAAATGCAAAAGGGCGCATAGTTACTTCCTTGACAGATTTAGATGCATCTATAGTTATGGTCAGCGGGAGTTTCTCTATTGGTGATGCTGTTTATAATGCGGCTAATACAGCAAATGCTAGAGTAATATTTGCTAATAGTACATATGTAAAAATGACTGCTGTAAGTAATTCTTTCTTATTTACTACCAGCAATACCATAAACAATGGTTTGGGTGTATCAGCTAATGTTAGTAATCTATACTCAGTATTAATAATTAGTGATGTCACAAAGACTGTTAATTTTTCCACTGCTAGTGCTAGTCAAACAGTTGTTGGCGTGAATTCGGCTGCTAATGGTATACCGCTATTAATTACTAATCCCGATCTAGTAAGAGAAACTGGTCGTGTGATGTATATTGAAACATCAAATACAGTAATAGAACGCAGTATAAATAGTAGTGAAGAAATAAGACTAGTACTAAAGTTCTAAATCAAAGGGTCTATACAGAATGCCTTTAGAAACAAATTTCAATGCGTCACCATATTTTGATGACTATAACCCAGATAATAACTACTACAGAATCCTATTTAAGCCTTCAGTAGCTGTTCAGACCCGTGAGTTAACCCAACTTCAAACTATCCTTCAAGATCAGATAGATAAGTTTGGTAGACACGTATTTAAGGACGGGTCCATTATTGAGGGTTGCACAGTTACATATGATAATCATTATGAATATGTAAAACTTCAAGATATTGATGTAAATGGTTCAGTATTAAGAGTCAATGATTATATTGGCAATAAATTAGTAAATGCTGCAAATTTACAAGCTATTATAGTAAATTCTGTTCCTGGTCTAGAAGCAAATGACCCTGATTTAAATACTATCTATGTTAGATATTTAAATTCTGCTTTATATGCAAA